CAATTAAATTCTTTTGTTCTTTTTGATAATTTGAATATGCAACTTCTATACCAATTTCGTTTATAGTAGCTTTAGAATCAACCATTTCTTTAGCTTCTCTAACCATCTCTTTTGCTTCGGTTAGCTTTTGTACTTTATCAAACTTAGTATCTCCCCAAATTGTTAATTCACCTTCAATCTTTTTAAGTTTACGATTTAATTCATCAATATCTAAATTACCTTGAATTGGAACTATTAGTTGAGATAATTCTACTATTCTTTCTTCCAACTCACCTTTTCTTTTTTCTAATTCAGTTTTTTCAGAATCCAACTCACCATACTCAACCTTCTTCTCATTCAAGTCGGTTTCCTTTTGGGCTAATTCAGTCGTAAAATCAGTACGTTTGAAATTTCTGATAAGAGCGTTCACATCCTTAATATCATTTGTAGCCGTTTCATACAGCTTATCAAAAATGTCAAGTCCCATAAACTGAGCCATCAAGTCCTTTCTCTCCGATTGTGATTTATCAATGAATAGGGCGTTGTTAGCTTGTAGTGATAGAGCAGTCATTACGAAATCCTCATAGCGGCCTACATACCCTTCAATTACTTGGTTTGTATCTCTACGTTCCGTTCCGTTTAGTGATTCCTTTCCACTATCACCATCTTTCCAAAAGTCCACATCCACCTTTACATTCTTTCCCTTATTAATCGTTCTACCTTCTCTACGGATATGGTATTGTACTCCATCAATAGTAAAGTCCAATTGACAATGGAAATCTGATTTACGATTGTTCATAATTGCAGCTGCCTTATATGCTCTACTACATTTGTCAAACAAGCAAAATGAGATTGCATCAAATAGGGATGATTTACCTTGTGCGTTTGGTGCGAATAAACCCATCAGTCCGTTTACTTTGTCAAAATTGATTACGTTGTTCTCACCATAACTGAACATATTAGAGAATTCAAACTTTACCGGCTTCCAGCTTATGTTTCTTTGGGTATCGTCCGCAGTTATTCTACTATTAATATCTCTATTGATTTTCTCTATACCTTCCAAGTCCTCTTTTGTCACAAATGGCATCATACGTTCAATATACTCCCCTATTAAAGAGTTTTGATGGTTTATATCAGCCACAGTATCAACTTCCAACCTTGCTTCTCTATCACCTGTCTTTTTCTTTTGGAATGAATCGGTACGGATTATAGTAAAATCTTCTACACCATACTTTGCCGTAATATCAGCCATCATTCTCTTAGTATCTGCGGTATCCGTATTAGTTACCCTTACTCTTAAACGAGGATACTTAGGCATATCAGTTACATCCGGTACAATACCACCATCAACATCTAAAGTATAATAACCATAATCGTTTGGTATATCAATTTCTTCGTAAGTCATTGTATCCAAATCCCAAGCTAAGAATCCGTGCTTATCTAAGGTTTCACCGAAGTTTTGTTGTACCAAAGAACCGGCATATACCACCTTACATCCTTTTGGTGAAATCATCTCTTGTCTTTTATGAATATCACCCAATAATGCTAAATGGTATCCATCAAATATATCAGTTGTAAAGTGTCTACTACTAACTACATAACCTACATCGGTTGTAGAGTTATCAACAGGTCCATGAAATAGTGCAATTTTAATTTCTGCATTTAAATCTTCTGCTTTAGGCCAATTAGCTTGATTATCAAATATAGAAAATACCCCAAACTCACATTGCTGATATGAAAAAACTGATGTATCTCTTAGGTAATGTAAATTAGGTAACTTTAATGCATCTACAATTGGTGTTAGTACATCCAATCTATCTGCATTGTTCATATTACAATCGTGGTTTCCAGCAATCATAATAGTTGTACAAGTATTAGAACATTCAGTTAATAACCAACTAATTTCTTTCACCAATTCAGGACTCATTTCCAATTTAGCATGAGCTATATCTCCAGCTAAATAAATAATAGAATCTTCAGTTCCTCTTTTTTTAATTTCATCAAACATAGCATAGAAAACTTCTCTAAATTCCTTATGCCTTTTGATGTTACGAATGTGTATATCCGCAATGTGATAAATTCTTTTTAATTTACTCATATATTATTTAGTTTTGAAAGAACCAAATCATCCCATGTAGTTTCTTTAGCTCCTTTCAATAGTTCGTTTACTTTTTGAAATCCCATTTCACCAGCATCTTTATCAGTTGGAATAATATTCTTTACTTTGATTCCATTCTTTTGAAACCATTCAGTATGTTTTGTGGAATCATCTACGGCATCAGAATCTAACATAATAGTTACATCCTTAACACCCTTTTCCATAATTTTATTTTTGAGTTTGCTGAGTAAGAATTTACCCAACAATGGAATTACATTTCTTTTGACTGAGAAGGAATCAAATACTCCCTCAACTAATGTGATTGGTTCGTTCCAATTAATCATATTCTCAAATACAATTACATCTCTACTAATTGGTGGATTCTTATACTTCATTTTCTCATCTTCATAGAATGAACGAGCTACAAAGTAATTTAAGTCACCACTCTCATCATAAGAAGGAATGATAACTCTACCACCATAAAGGCCATCTTCACAATATCCAATATTGTATTTAACAATATCAGCTTTTGTGATACCTCTTTTATTTAAATAGTGTAATGCTTGATTATACAAAGGATTGATACCTTTTGGTTTGAAATATAATTGCTTGAACTCTTTTGGTAATTGTAATTTTGCTACAAATTCCTCTTTTGTATCATATTCAGGCTCATCGCCATATACATCCTTTACAACTGCAATATCCCTCAAATCTACATTGAGTTTGCGGAGAAGGGATTGAATACTTCTACCTTTGGAATCACATACCCAACAATGCCATCTTTGAGTATCCAAATTGATTTGTAGCTTCTTTTTATGGTGATTACAAAATGGACAATGGTGTGCCTGTTCATTTCCTTTCAAAGATGAACCCACTCCCAATGCCGAGTCTAATATGGTGATTATTTTTAATTTGTTCTTACCAGATAGCATATTTTGGATATTATTATCACAAATATACGAAAATTATCTGATATAACCAAATTAATACGATGAATTCTTTACATCATTAAGGAAATCAGCTAAGAATTGTAATTTATTAGCTATTTGTTCTCTTGGTGTATTATTTAAGACCATACCTTTAAGGTCTATAAGAGATGCAGCTGCGATAGCATGTGCATCATCTTTTGAGTTTAGGTATGCATCTGAAATACCATACTTTTTACAAATTTCTTGAATGTTCATAACGTTTGTTTATTAATATATATCCTTTCGGAAAAATTTACCCATTAAATTTTCATTAATAGATTGAGGGTCAGCCAATACATCTAATTTGAACTGCCACCAAACTTCCCAATATGTTAATGATTTTTTACTAAAGCAGAATTGAATAATTTCTCTTTCAAAATCACCTTCTCTACCTTCTTTTACTTCATTTTTAATCCATTCGTTTGATGAATAATACTTCTCCCAATCAGAAGCTTTCTTTACTACTCTTTTACGAACCTTACCCTTTAGGGGTTTCAAACGGCGAGTTGAAGTGAGTGATTTTTTACCAATGTAAAATTTACCAGTTGGTGTATGTACAATCTTATAGACAAAACCAATCGCACCCTCTGGAGTGTTTTCTTCTGTAACAATATTTCCATTAAATTTCCAAGACATTGATTACTTTTTTGTAACGCTATCAGAATACTTCTTTTCGTTTAACGCGCCACCTCTAGCTTTTGATAGTTTCTTCTCATCTTTAGATAAATTTAAACCACCATCAGCTTCTATTTTAGTTTTATCACCACCTTTAGTATCAGCTTTACCAGTTTTTGGAAGTGATTTTTCGTACATTTCTAAGATACTTGCCATTGTTTTGTATTATTGTTTACTAATATAAATATAACCTTATGTGTCAAAACGAACAATGAAATTTAAAGGATAATCTGGTAAACATTTAATTGGTTGTGGTAATTTAGCCACAGCAACCATATCCAAATTATCATCATAAAGTCCAATTGTTGTAATAAACGGAGCTAAATAAGAACCAGTAGGGTCTAATGATGAACTATAATCATATTCATCAAAACTAGCAAATTTAGCAGGATTTAAACTAGATTGGAAAGGATGTTTGTGACCTTTAATCCATCTAATTCCAGAATCATAAAATGATGATGTAACTAAATCTCCAACTTTTGTTGAACCGGGTCTTTGAATTATTTGCAATTTTCGAGAACCACCATCTTCATATACAGCAGTTGGATTTTGTGATACATTAAATTCACTTTCTAAAACAGATACAAATATTTCATTTTCGTAGATAGTTGTAGTTGAACGATAATTCAATGTAAACTGTGATAGTATTGACCCACTCACAATATCTCTAGTCAAAACTACAAGTCCTCTATCGTAAAAAATATTTCCAGCTATATTACTACCAGAATCTAAAATATTAGAATATCCATCATCTGTGTATAATTTACCACTTTGCTCATCCTCTAATGTCAAAGTTCCAACTTTAATACCTTCTCCATAATATTTTTGTGGTATAGAAAATACAGCAATATCATCTCTTAATATTCTTTCATCGGATGATGCATAAGATTTTCTTTTACCAACTTCAGTTAATATAGAAGCAGTTGCTGGATTTGTATAAAATTGGGATTTTATTGATTCGTATATTACCTTTTTTACAAAACCTTGACTCTTTTCATCAGATTCTATATCAATAAGAGTACTATTTGGATTTTCGCCAAAGATAGGATATACATCGTTTTCATCCAAACTCCATTCCTTATAGACCTTCATTGGTCTTGTTATAATATCTGATTTTGGAATTTCTTTAAACATCTAATTTTTTATTTTATATAAATATTTCTCAAATGAAAAACCCCCTTTCGGGGGTTTATCTTATTTAAAGTTCATTTTTTATTAGAATGATAATTTAACTTTAATCAATACTTCCTTATCAAAAGATTTAACTATTGGTTGGGATGTTTTTGCAACTGCTAATAATTCATTTGAATCATTATACAAACCGATAGTTGTAATATAAGTTTGTGGGTCAGTTTCAAATGTAGATTCTACAAAGAATCCATCAGCATCTATGTAAGTAGGATTATTAGAATAGTTAAATTCTCTATTTGTTGCTCTTACAAAGAAGTGTTGAGTAGAAATGTTTTCAGTTCTACGTGCTTCAAA